TTAACCGCGCCAGCGATTTTAGCAATGAAAAAGATATATGGCAAGATTTTGAATATTTGATAACCATACCCGCTGATTTTGATTTGGATGGTGAAAATAGACTATCACTTTATGGTCAATATGGTGATACAGAGGGAACGGTTTTGGTATCCGATGTAAAAGTAGAATATCTTTTTACAGATAGTGAAATCATTACACCAGTTTACGCTGATTTTGTTAGTGGGATTGAAGAAATCGTTACAACTAATCAATTTAAAATTAAAGATAATTGGAATGCTTCAGCTATTGCGGCTGGTCATATTGGTGGAGAACCAATAACTACCGTACCATTTGAAGATTGGCATATAACATACAAAACTGGTGATAACTCCGAATTGAACACATTATTAAACTTCGGAAATAACGACTTGTATTTAACTACCAACTATAAAAAGGACGCCGAATCGGTAGCCCAATATCCACATTCAATTGTATATAAATTGTACAAACCTCTATCTGGTGATATAGAAGTTGGAGATTTATGTTATGTTGTCAAAGAAATGGCACCCCCACATAAAGATCAGATTACTTTAATTCCATTTGTTGAAGATAAAATTGATGCCGTAGTTTTGCGTCAACCAAATTTAAATGATATTGATTCACCATATGCTGGAGGTGAAACATCATATGTTACTAAAAATACATTGGTTACATCGGACGATACGGTTTCTACAGCTCTGGAAAATTTGATACTAAGCTCCAGTAATGAGAGCGTTAACCTTAACATCGATTATACCAAATTCGCAAATTTTGTACATTTTGGATCGGTCAATAAAAGGTTGAAAAACTTCAAAACCAAACTTTTAAATATAGAAACGGCTGTAGCCGCAAGTGCATCTCTAGCCGCTAACAATTACCCCGCTACAAGTAGTTTAACTACACAAATTCAGGAATATGAAAAGACTGTATATAAGATTAAAAATGAATTGGATGGTTTTGAGTATTACATGTATTATAATAGTTCATCATACGCCTCAAATTCATTGGGAGAATTCCACAGTAATTCATGACCCAAAGATAACAGTACGGAACCATATTCACTTTCGCCAGTTACGGCTTCAAATGCTGTTATATGATATGACGCACAATTTGCTTCGGCATCGTCATACGATAATGAAAATGGGAATAGGTTAATTAATTTGACTCCACTGCACATTTCAGACAATACCGAGAATTCGGATTATTTGGACTTTGTGGATATGACTGGACACTTTTTTGACAACATCTGATTATATATAAAAAATATGCCCACCATACACAATAGGGATGAAAAATTAACCACTGGATTGTCCAAGGATTTGATTTACGATGTAGCCAAATCTATGGGTTGGCAGATGTATAATGGCAAGTCATTGATTGATTTACCTAAATATAAATTGGGGTTGGAAAACACCGGCTCGTCTTGGACAGTGTATTCGGCTACCGCTGAGGAAGATATTAGTAAAGAGATTTGGAATCGTGTTATTAATAACATGCCATATTTCCTTAAAACTAAAGGTACTGAGAGAGCGATTCGAGGACTTATTAATTGTTATGGAATACCATCTACCATATTGAAAATTAAAGAATACGGTGGGCCAGATATTCCCGGTACAAAACCGTCATATGATTTGACTAGAAGATTTACCAAAGCTATTGATTTTTCGGGCGGCCAGTATGTACAAACAACTTGGGTTGCCGATACTAACAGTTCACGTGTCCCAGATACGGTTGAATTTAGATTTAAAACCTCAACTGGTTCCAACCAAACATTAATGCACTCCGGTGATAATTGGGCGATGTATTTAAAAGACAATGGATCGACTGATAATTATGGGTATGTTGGATTTCAATTGTCTGGCTCTGGTGGATATTTACATATAAGTTCATCCCAATTGCCAGTATATGATGGAGAATTTTATTCCGTTATGTTGAAAAGACAACTCGTTCCAACTACAGCTTCAATAGTTTCTGAATCATCGGTTTCTTATTTGGATAAATATTTGCAACTTGGTAGTGTTTCGGATTTCCCAAGTTCTGGTGAAGTTACTGTCCAATCTGATACTGGGAAGGATATTACTTTAAAATACTCTTCCAAAAATGACAATACAAATCAATTGATGGGTGTTAGTGGTTGGGAAACAAGACAACCAAAATCCAATGATACCAATATCGCAACGGCCAGCATTTCAACTGGAGCGAAAATTCAACCAGTTGTTAAATTAAGCTCCGATGACGCAAGCCAAGATGTTAAATATGAATTATTTGTAAAGAAATATAATGCATCTACCGATAGAATTCATATCCAATCCTATGCCTCATTATTAATATCAGGTTCAGTTGGTGCGGTTTCTGAATCGTATAATGCCGCATATTCATCTAGTGCCATAATGTATATAGGTGGAGAACCTGGGAATCCTTATGGAGCACAATATAGCGGTTCAATGATGGAATTCAGATATTGGAATTCCCCATTAAACGAAACCGCATTTGATAATCATGTTGGTGCCCCAAAAGCATTTAACGGAAATCATACATCTGCCTCATATACCGATTTGGTATTGAGATATTCATTTGATGATAATATTAATCATACTGTCAATTCGGCCGTATTGGATTCCAGTGCTGATCAGTCTTATACTCAAGCGGGAACGGCTACAAATTTTCCAAATGAAATTAATTATTCAAATGTAGAAGATGTTCAAAAAATGTTTGTCCCCGATGTGAGTCCAAGCCGTAGAATGTCAAGTAAAGTTAGAATTGAATCAAATACAATTAAACCAGATTCAAGTGGATATGTAACATTGGACAATAAAAATAGAAAAGAGACCAGCGCGTTTGATAGGGCACCAGTAGATTCAAATAAAGTTGGGATTTACTTTGCACCTACTGATGTTATCAATGAAGATATCATATTATCGGTGGCCAACTTAGATTTCAATAAATACATCGGTGATCCACGAGACGCTGATAAGGTATTTTATCCAGATTTAAACTCGATAGCCGATACATATTGGCAGAAATATAAGAGTCCAAATAATTTTTGGGATTATATTAGGCTATTAAAATATTATGATACATCACTATACGATCAGCTGAAACGTCTCATTCCAATGAGATCAAACGCTCATGTCGGTTTGGTAATTGAATCGAATATTTTCGAAAGGTCTAAAGTTGTTGTCAGCCGCGATTTAAATTGGGACAATGAATATTATGAAGGTATTGTCAATGTGTCCGATGGATATGATGGAACGGCTCAAATTTCCGCTAGTGGTACTGATCCATATTATGAAACTGTTATTGGATATAGTACCGCACATTCTTCATCCTTTATGTCTGATATTTTCAGACGACCTACATTGTACAATCTTACTGGATCAAAATATTATGGAAATTTATATGCTACGGCGTCCGTTGATAAGGGTGGTCCACAGCGTGTATTTGAAGAGGGCGTTGAACCATATGTAAGTGGGTCTAGAATTAGTGCTCGCAATTATATTAGGGAATATTTTTACAGTTCAGCGATCAGTATGTCAGTTGACAATTATCATTCATCCTCATTATATAGAGCACCATATAATACAATTAACTATTCAACCCCGATCATGAGATTATATTATGAGGGTTGTGTACAAACTAAAGAAACGACTCCCGATGGAGGCTTACCAGTTGAAGTAACAATCACGTCACCGACTGAATTGATTACAAAAGAACCTGGTGAATCTAAATTGGCAGTAAAATAAACGAAAATTAGAAAACTGTATATTTATAGGTATAAAGTTATATATCTATTAGATTAATTACAAGGAGAAAAAATATGGGCTTTTTAAATAACGCCACCCGAACAATCGATGCTATTCTAACAAAAAAGGGTAGAGAATTGTTAGCTAGGGGTCAAAACGAATTTAAAGTAACAAAATTTGCATTATCAGATGATGAAATTGATTACACATTATGGGATGTAACACATCCAAATGGTAGTAATTATTATGGTCAGATTATTGAGGCTATGCCCGTATTGGAGGCTTTCCCCGATGAGAATCAAATCATGCGATATAAATTGGTAACATTACCTAAGGCTACAACAAAAATGCCGATATTACAACTTCCAGCATCTTCATTGACATTTTCAACGGCCGGTATCACCGATACCATTACACCAAATACACTTAATGCTAGTGACGCGACTGCAGGATATACTTTTATCTTGCATGATTCATCACTTGCAAATATGGTCGTCACATCTGGTCAATCAGTTCCAAATCAGGGTGCAACTACTCCAGTATTTCTTGATGACGATGACTTAACAAACAATATAACCGTAGTAGCACGATCTGTGAGTATCATTTCGAGAGCTTTGAGTACCGCAAAAACTTCACAAATAACAATAGTCGGTAATGAAACTGGTGCAACTTATACAATTCCAATTACTGTACGCGCGACAGTATCAACTACTACATCAACGAGTTAGGAGATAATTAAATGGCTTTATCAGACGAGCAAAACGACGCTAGAAGAGCGGCTAGACAATCGGGAGGTCGACAGAATGTTTCCCCAGCGGCGGGCATACCAGCAGTAACAAGGACACCACGTGGCATATATAAAACATTGGATTATGAAAATGATGTAATTGCTAATCAAAAGCAAGTTATAACTTCTGGACTATGATCCGGTGGTGCTGGCAGTTTAACCACATTTTTTACATCATCTACCCAAAGTGGTAGCAGTGGTGCATATTACTACGATTTATATAAAACTGATCCAGCAACGGATAGTGCCGCGGAATCCCAATTTGGAGTCACCTATGGTAATTATTTGGGTAGTGGTTCTTTATTAACACATGCTGGAACTGATAATGGAGCTTCTAAAGCCATGTATTCTCAGTTTTCACAGTTGTTATTAGGACCCACAAAAACACAATTTACATTTGTCCCAAGTACAGTAGTACAAAATATTTACGTGATTTCAATAGATAGAGCACGAATTAGAGAAAAATTAGACCCAGGTAATTGGGAGCTTCATTTAAGTGCAAGTGGTGGATTAGTCAAATTAATAGACGATTCTTCCACTACAACCACAACGACAGTAGACACCGGAGGTCGGGTTTATAACATTGTTTCTGGTTCGATAAGTTCTGGGACGACCGTAGTCAAAACGGCCGCTACGGCCGAAACCACGTATGGCGCATACGGATTATTTTATCCAGATTTAGGGATTCTCGTTTTCAATGGAGATAGATTGGATTCTTCCGATGCTGGTGATCTCAATTTGGGCACTGTCCAAACTTCCAATGTTAATGCTAATAATTCACAGAAATTTTATAACGCCGCTAAGCTCGGTGCAAAGTTTGATGCTAGACGTGAAGAGAATGTTTCATCGACTCACTATTTCTGTAGAGTACACAATAAAGAATTTAACTTTAGTGTTAATCCTACATTTTTTACTGCATCGGATGGTTCAATGACTAATACTTCATTTGTAAAAGACCCACAAGTTTACATTACTACGGTCGGTCTGTACAATGACGCTAATGAGTTATTGGCTGTTGCCAAGATGAGCAAGCCGCTGTTGAAGAACTTTTCACGTGAAAGTATCGTGAAGGTCAAGCTTGATTTTTAGAGGCAATCGTTAAAGTCAAATTAGAAGTGGAGACAATACATGTTTAAAAGTCTCGGTGCAAACGATGGAGCAATAAGACCATTCAAAGTATATAAATCATTTACATTTATCCCTGCAGATAGCGGGAGCAATGTTTATGCTCTGGAAGGATTAAGTGGAAGTTTATATAATTTTCTAACTGGTTCTGCCGCATCACAAAGTTTTGGCATATATAATGCCTCTTCGGCTAGTGTTAATTTGGAACCATACAGTTTGGGGACATTTTACAAACGGCCTCTATTCTTCTCAATGGAACATTTATATTACAGTAATTTGGATCAACCCATAAGAACATTCGGTGGCAATGACACCCAAACCGAAAAACGTGAACTTCATGATCGGGTCAATGTTTTTTCAATTCCCAAGAAAATATTCGGAGAACAAATTAATCCCAAGTCTGTGAAAATATTGGATGACAGCACAGATGCCACATTGACTTTAGTTGATGATGGAAAAGGCAATTTATACGATTTTCAATATTCTTCAAGTTTCGCGCAATATGTCAGTAGTAGCTGAGATAGATCATATCTAGACGCCAATGGCAGTGGCAGTGTTATTGGGAACGTATTTTACCAACATGGGATTGTAGCTGTAACAAATACTGGATCAATGTATGCTGGAGTTGGACTTGGTACTGGAACCGATGCTTGATCAATAAATTTTAAATCTGAATATACCATCTATGAACATGAATATGTATGCACCATAAATCCATATGAATTTACGGACACAATGAATGCAAGTGTATCTGCCGACAAAAGTGGAAGCATTACAGTTAGACCTGGTTCAAATTTTCCAGTTCATAAATTTTTCCCACCAGGAGACAATCCATATGGGGGATCGGGATCATTTGCTTCATCCTATGAAGCCACCCCAAATTATATTTCAGCGGTATCACATTCCGATTTTGCACCATATGTTACTTCAGTTGGATTGTACAATGACCAAAATCAGTTATTAGCAGTGGCAAAATTGTCACATGCAGTCAAAAACGACCCTGAGCTGTCGTATAGTTACATTATTCGCTTCGACGCGTAAAATAATTCGTGTTTTTATAATTTATTATACTATATATTAATGTACGATGTAATATTACTAAATTGTTTCTTTCAGGGTCTTATAAAAAGACCTGAAATCTTGTATTGCCGCAAGCTGAAGTACTATATATTTCAATTTTGTAGAGCAAGCGCACTAAGCCCCTCGTTGCACTCGGGTCTTAGATTTACAGGAACACTGGAAAGCAGTAGAAGCAGTAAGCAGCTAGCAGTAAGCAGCTAGCAGCAATAGTAAGTTATTAACAAACCAATTGGGAGAGTTATGTTGAACAATGATAAAATGTGGAATATCCGTTGAGCCAAAGATACCATTAATGGAATAATTGGACAGGATTTTTTATTTGAACCAATCAATTCAGATACTATTAATGAGATAGGAAATAAATTTCAGGGGCAGATTGATACTAAGGGTATGGACATGCCCTTTTCTTTTGCCTTAGAAAATGAAGATATGTTGGTCAAATTATATAATGAAGTGGATTTTAAAGTATCCCTAAAACCGAAATGAGATGTGAGATTAAATGGCAGTGAAAAAAGGTAAAAAAAGAATGTCAACCCGTTCCGGCAAGGCCAAAGGAAGGCGATTACAGAATGAAGTCAGGGCACTATTGGAAGAATCCTTTCCAGAATTAGAAGATGGTGATATCAGAACTGCAATCATGGGTTCAAATGGTGAAGATATTATTTTGTCACCGGCCGCACGGAAATTGATACCATATTCGATCGAATGTAAAAACCAGGAGGCACTTAATATATGGTCCGCATTGAAACAAGCTGAAGAAAATAGTGACGTTTGGGCTCCTATGGTGATATTTAAAAGAAATAGGTCCAAGACTTACGCGGTCTTGGAAATAGACAAGTTATTGGAATTACTCAAACGGGATTAATATGTCAGGTTCTTTAGTATCATTACTAAATAAATCAATTGGAAATAGTGGAATCAAGCTCAGCAAGGAAAATGAGTATGCCTACTATTGCCCATTTTGCAATCACTATAAACGAAAGCTTCAAGTCAATATAGTCACTAGCTACTGGCATTGCTGGGTGTGTGATGCAAAGGGTAGAAATTTATTTCAATTATTCAGAAAATTGAAAGCGTCCAAACAGGAATTTGATGATCTGTCAAGTTTCGTCAAATATGTACCTAAATATATGGAAAAGACTGGAACCCCAGAAAGCTCGGTATCACTGCCGAGTGAGTTTATCCCAATGTGGGAAAAAAGCCCTGAGGTTACATTTAAACATGCTAGGAAATTCTTGCGGGGTAGGGACATTACGGACAATGACATACTACGATACAACATAGGTTATTGCAACACAGGAGTGTTTTCAAACAGGATTATCATTCCATCATACGATGAATTCGGTAAGATCAACTTTTTTGTGGGTCGGGACATTTTTGATGGATTTGCTAAATATAGAAATAGCCCAACTCCCAAGGATATCGTCGGATTTGAATTATTCATAAATTGGGATGAACCGCTGATCTTGGTGGAAGGAGTTTTTGACGCGATGGCAATCAAGAGAAATGCCATTCCATTATTCGGTACTGTGATATTATCCAAGCTCAAGAAAAAAATAATTGAAAAAAATGTAAAAACTATATACTTATCTCTGGACGAGGATGCACTTTCTAAATCTCTGGGTATACTGGAAGATTTAATGAATAGTGGCATTGAAGTATATAACGTTGATCTAACAGACAAAGACCCATCAGAGGTGGGATTTGCAGGTATGGTCGATCTAATGGAAAATACTGAAAAGATGACATTCTCAAAATTGATAAGGTACAAATTAAATGGCACAACAAAAAAGAATATGGAAAGTTTTTAATTCTTGGCGTGTACACATTGACGGTAAACGCCTATTAAACAGAGTTTTGAAAGAAACTGATGGTGAAATCGTGTCCGAATACAGTAAAAAGGGTAAAATTATTGGTTGGGACGTGGAAATTGAGGCCGACTTAGTCGGCATAGTAAGAAAGTTATTAAAGGATTAAAGTAATCTATGGTTAAAAAAACAATTAAGGTTCCATTCAAGAAAGTGGATTGGATAGTGCATACAGCTGACATCCACATTAGGAATTTAAAACGGCATGCCGAATATGAATTGGTATTCGACACATTTTATAAAAAAATAAAAAAATACAAGGGAAACGGTATAATATATATTGGTGGAGACCTTGCGCATGCAAAAACACAAATGTCACCAGAATTGGTATTTCAAATATCTAAATTTTTAACAAGTTGTGCCGATATTGCACATACCATTGTCATCCCTGGAAATCACGATTGCAATTTAAACAACCCAAGCCGAATGGATGTATTGTCTCCGATAATTGATTATCTGGATCATCCACAATTACATTACCTAAAGGATTCAGGCGTTTATAATATAGCGAATATTGGATTCGGTGTAATGTCAATATATGACGAAGCAAAGAGTTACATAAAGGCTAAGGATTTTGATGCTGAAATTAAGGTAGCGTTATTTCATGGTACTGTGGCTCAAGCAGAAACCGACTTTGGATTCAAATTGCAGAGTAAGGTAAAAATCAATAAATTTACTGGATACGATTTAGGGCTATTGGGTGATATTCATAAGGTACAATTCAGGAATAAGAAAAAGACCGTTGCATACAGCGGTAGCTTGATCTGCCAAAATCACGGGGAAAACTTGGAAAAGGGATTTTTGTATTGGGACATGAAAACACTAAAGGCTGAATTTATCCAAGTTGAAAATGATTATGGGTACTATACATTGGACATTCTAAAGGGCAAAGTTCCCGTTGTAACTGATATGCCCAAGAAGGCTAGGCTACGGTTAAGGGTATCTGAGACCGACGAATCAGAGATGAAAATGGTACTGGCTGAAATTCATAAAAAATATGGAATTAAAGATGTATCGGTAAATCGTGTAGATTCACTTTCATTGAAAAAGAAATGGGACAGAAACGATAAGATTATTGTTGGTGATGTATCGGATGTTCAATTTCAGAATGGCTTAATTCAAGATTACCTGCAGAGAAATTTCATCTTAAGTGAAGATATGATATTAAAGATATTGGATATTAACACCGAATTGAACGGCGATTTGCCCGAGGAAGAAGTTGTTAGAAATATATTCTGGAAAATAAACAAATTTGAGTTCTCCAATATGTTTTCATACGGTGAAAATAATTACGTGGATTTTTCTAAGCTAGAGGGTATAGTAGGCATGTTCGCTGCAAATGCAAGCGGAAAATCTTCAATGTTGGACGCTCTTTCATTCTGTTTATTTGACACATCTTCACGTGCATTTAAAGCTATCAATGTTATGAATAACAAAAAGGATTGGTTTGAATGTAAAGTTGGATTGACTATTAATGGAATTGAATATGGAATATCTAGAACCGCCAAAAAATCCAAAAATGATAAAGTTAAATTGGATGTAGATTTTTGGATGATAGACGATGCTAATGAAAGAATATCACTAAACGGAGATTCCAGATATCCAACTAACGCCAATATCAGGCGGGTAATCGGTAGTTATGAAGATTTCATATTAACATCAATGCAACTACAGAATAACTTCTCCGTATTTTTGGATAAGGGTCAAAGGGAACGTAAAGAAGTGCTTGCACAGTTTATGGGTATTGGTGTATTTGATCAATTGTACACATTGGGATCGGAGCAGATTTCTGAAGTAAAGGTTATGCTTAAGGATTTCAAAAAACGTGATTATAGTGCGGAATTGGTGACAGTTGAAAAATTGAAAGTAAATCTCGAGCAGGAACATAAAAAATTGACATCCGATAAAAATAAATTGGACGCGGAAATTGAGACATACCAAGATGATATTTTAAATCTCCATAAACAACTGAAAACGGTAGATAGCTCGATTGTAGATATAGACAAACTCGACGCCGCTGGAATTGATTTGGATGACAGGCGTAAAAAAGTGTTAGATGATATCGAATCATCAAAAGTAGTGATTACGAGCTTGCAGGAAAAAACGACTAAAATTGAAGAAATAATTAAAACCTTTGAAACTGATGACATTTCGGGTAGATATGAAGAACTGGGTGGATACGAACGTGATAAAAGTAAAACTCAAACTGAAATAGACGCGTTAAAAATTGAAGTTCGTCATAAATTGGACAAAGTTGATAAACTCGGTAATCTTCAATATGACCCAAACTGTAAATTCTGTATGACAAATCCATTTACACTGGACGCTATAGAAACCAAAAAATCAATAGAAACTGATAAGGGTAAAGCTTCATTATTAATGTCCAAATTAAAACAACAAGACGAATTGTTGTCAAATCAATCTGGTGTTAGTAGTGATAAGGAAAAGTACGATAAGGCCATAAGTGTTTTATCAGAACTGGGTCATCAATTGACTCACGCCGAATCGAATGTAAAGATATACAATGAGCGGAAGAAGTTTATACTGAAAAGTATATTCGAAAACACCGATAAAATTGCACAATACCACCTAAAGAAAAACGACATCATTCAGAACGAAAAAATCAACGGTGAAATAGACACAAAACAAAATCAATTGGATGAATTCAAACTGGAGTTTGTTGAATTGGTGGATCAAACCCAAACTAAGTTTAGTGAAATCCGCGTATTCGATTCTAAGCTTGAACAAATTTTAAGTGATATTGAGAATGTCAAAGATTTGGAAGAAAAATTTGAAGCATATGAGTTTTATCTTGACGCCGTTAAACGCGATGGTGTGCCGTATGAATTAATCAAAAAATCACTACCCACAATCGAAGGTGCTGTCAATGAAATACTGGCACAAATGGTCGATTTTAATATCATTATCCATATGGACGGCAAGAATATCAATACATATATCGTTTATGATGAGGATAATATGTGGCCACTGGAATTAAGTTCTGGTATGGAACGATTTGTAGCTTCATTGGCTATTAGGGTTGGGTTGATTAACGTATGTAATCTTCCTAGAAATAATGCTTTGTTTTTGGATGAAGGGATGGGAAATTTAGATGCTGATAATTTAAATACAATGTATATGATGTTTGAATATCTCAAAATGCAATTTCCATTTATTGTATTGGTGTCACACTTGGAAACCATGAGAGATGTGGCTGATGAGCAGTTGGAAATATGTAAAAAGGGTGATTATAGTTATATTAATTACCAGTAATGCGTATAAATTTACACTTTAAATAATTTTCAATTTCATTTTGTCGTCTAATATCTTTATCTCTTAAGGAACCGCCAGATTTAAAATGATTTGGCTCATCATATTCTATTACCACATTTTTTTCTTGATCATATCCATCAACTCAATATCCCAATTCTTCAATATGATATTCTCCACCATTTAATGCGTGCTGAAAACGGTATCCGTGTTTTTTGCCGTATTCATTTATAATTTTACACGCATTTTTATTGAAACTTGGATGTCATTTTCCACCATTCCGTTTGGCTCTTTCAATTCCCCGCAGTCTAGAATCGAGAGAACGCTTCCCGGATATGGTATATTCACTATTCTTATGGGTTTCTTTCATTAAAACGCTGTATTCTTCAGATTTCATCCATTTTTGAAAATAAGAATCTGGGTTTAAATGACTATCGCTTAATTTTTTCTTATGTTCGGGGGTACAAGTTACTTTTAATTGATTCCTTTTCATTGTAGCTAAATGTATTGGATTTTTCATTGGGTTGTTATCTCCAGATTTTCAAATTTTATTATGGGCAATTATCTTGTCGATATGCCATTGCGGCCGAATCTGTGCATCTGGAAATTTGTCTATATATTCTTTCAATGATATGTTATGGCATTTCTTGGTATGTGATCCTGTCATCATTTTGAATTTTTTATTGCATATTACACAAAATACTCTGTTTTTATTTGACATGCTGACTGGCCATCCTGTTGGTTTCTTTACATGCCTTCTCAATGGCTTCTTCTATAAATCTATACATTCGCATTCCATTAATTTCACTTTGATCTTTGGCCATATCCCTGAAATTGCCTCTAATTTTAATGGTAACTAATTCGTGTTTCTTCATCGTATTCTCCTTTATATATAAGTATCATGTGATACTATTTTTTTACTCATTTTATACTCAATTGGGCATTTATATTGAACATTGATATTTATGTATAGTAAATACAATTCAATCACATGGAGACAAAAATGGGTGTTTTAAGACGTTACAACAAATATATCGGTTTGGACAAAATCGAAGTTTTAGTAGATGATACCGCAGCGATTTCACAATATTTTAATGCGGTCGAAATCCCAGATACAATATCACAGGGTAGAAGTTCATTTCTAGTCGGTGGCTCACCATTCCTAAAATCCGAAGTCGAAGTAAAAATCGAGATAATCAACAACGCCACCAAAAAAACAATATATACTGAAGCCATATCTAATTATCTTGAGGGTGAACACCGCCGAGTATCAATAGAAATATATTCTGATCCAGACACATTTGGTGATGCTACAATGTATATGGTCAGTGAATTAAAAGCAATCTCATATCCATATTATGAAGTGATAGAATTCTTGAATGATGGTATATTGGCTACCAGAGTTGACGAAGATGGAACGAGAAACACCAATGTTTATGATCCCATCGAAGTTACATCAAACCCACCACCGCCAGATGGTGCAATAACCGTACCAATTGAATGACAAAATAATTATAATGTAAGGTGGCAAAAGCCCATTTACATTAATGGCGCTGCTATTAATGCCCAACCAATATTTTTCTACAAACAACCTAGAATGTGGGTTGGTGAAATTGTTAAGGGGTATGTAACTCAAACCCAAACTACAGGATCGGTAATAGATAGCGGTTCGGCTAGTGGTGATCCAATTCCTGGTACTGAAGGTGAAGAACCACAAGTTGATAAGGACACAGTAGGCAGGGAATTTGCAGGGGTAAAGGATGATTACCAGTCCAAAGTTATGGGCGGCGGTGGAAAAAATGCTGGAATCGGTAGCAGGGGCAGACCAGTAAAACGGTCATCGCCTGAAGTAAGTAATTACACAATAATTTCCGATGATATTAATGGTAAACTTGAACATGTCGGTGCAAAAATGACATTGACTAATATCACTCCAAAGGATGATAAATACTCTGGGGCAAATTATATAATTCCAGTTTCACATAGTACGGTAGTTCGAAAAGTTGCAAATGAAAAAACGATGGAAATTACTGATCCAGTAAAAGTATGAAATATTTCTGATCAAAAGTATGAATTGATGCAAGTCAAAACATCCAATGTTGCAATCGAATATACTCCCCCACCAGTACAAGCTGAAAGTACTGTAAACTTCAGATCATTCGCTGATGTTAGGATATCAAATTTAAGAACATTTTCAGGTGACATTAATAGGGTAAAATTATATTCAAGAAATAAAGATGCATTTGGGGACTTTGAATTAATAGCGGATACTCCAATTGAATCTCCAGAGTTGTTATTTGATAATTTTTCTGTGGCCGCTTCACAACGGACTGGATATTTTATTACACAAAATATGATCAATACATATTGGTCAAGTGGTAGTGGGGACACACTAACAAGAGATTCCAGTATAATGTTGGACGCTATGAAAATCTCTGGTTCCAATTATAATAAAAAATCGTATGCACTGGCACAATATACATCTTCCATAGATTTCATTGAAAATACTACATATAATTTTAGGGCTAGGATAGTCGGAGTTGGTGCCAATTCTGAAGAAGCAAAAGAATCTAGATTATCAATACACATTAGCGGTTCGGGATTTCCTTCAAACCACGATCTTGGTCCTGAATTGGGTTGGCAGATGGAAACGCCCGATGGGGAACTTGGATATTATTCCAATAAAGGGCTCGAAAGGTTTGATTTTGGTATAGTCGAAGAAGCATTTAAATCCAACCCGAGCGGAAGTGCTACAATTCAACTAGTCGCGTGGTCTGGTCAATGGTATGTTCAAGACCTTTCAATAAGACCAGCTACGGATACTGGATTTAATCCCGATTGAATTAGAATAATTGCACCCGTCCCACCATTTTCAATGGAACGTCCCGATGAATACGAATTCATCACAGAATTTTATGATGTAAATAATAATGTGGCCGAAACAATTGCCCACATTTCATCTTCTACATTTCAAGGTGGAAATCAATATATACTTGGAACGGACAATATACTTTCGGGTTCAATGGTTATTGGAAACGCTGTTGGTGCTGGTATCGAAATGGCCGGATTTAGCTCTGGATTTATACGCTCGGTTGGATATGAAGGATTTTTAAGTGCTAGTCAGGGTTCTGGATGGGCTGGATTCATGATGTATTCAGGCTCGGTTCTACCTAATTCTGGTGACAACTATGATGGTGTTGGTCTCGAATTGGTATCTCCTGGTGGAAGCGGATCGTTGAGATTCAGTACAAACCCAAGCAGATTTGAAGTAATCGCGGAATCGTTTTATGTTGGTTCCCCAACTTCCCAGTTTATTAGTGGTTCTGGTGGTAGTATAGAGATTAGTTCATCGGCGTTTTGGTTACAGCCCGATGGTAGTGTGATCATTTCAGGCTCAATCACGGCTGGGTCTGGTTATATTGGTGGGTGAGAAATCATCCCAGGGGCATTGTATAATCAAACGGGGACCGATTTTACTGGAATGTCGACCGCTGGAAATACCAGATTTTTCGCTGGAGCGACTTCTTTAAGTGATAGTGGGAGTGGCGTTTTCAATGTAAAATCTGATGGAGACATTACTGGTTCACAGGTATTATTCACTGGTGGTAAAATTGGTGGATTTGATATTACGTCATCACAAATAAATTCAACAAATAATAATTTGATTTTACTGGATAGTGGTCAAATTACAGGTTCAACCGTATTATTTACCGGCGGAAAAATCGGTGGATTTGATATTACGTCATCGCAAATAAATTCAACAAATAATAATTTGATTTTATTGGACAGCGGGCAAATTACAGGATCGACTGTATTATTTACGGGTGGTAAAATTGGTGGATTCGACATAACCGCGTCACAAATAAATTCGACAAATGACAATTTGATTTTATTGGATAGTGGACAAATAACGGGATCGACTGTATTATTTACTGGTGGAAAAATCGGTGGATTTGATATTACGTCATCGCAAATAAATTCAACAAACGATAATTTAATACTATTGGATAGTGGTCAAATTACTGGTTCAACCGTATTATTTACAGGTGGAAAAATTGGTGGCTGGGATATTACAACTACACATTTGGTAGATGATGGAAATATTCTCAAACTAGACCCAGATGGTCAATATATAATTTCATCAAGTAATTTCCAAGTATCAAGTACTGGAGAAATGACTGCAAGTGCTGGATTGATTGGTGGCTGGAACATTGGTGACACTACATTATCGGGTACAAATCTTATACTCAATTCAGCTGGTAGAATTGAAACTGGCGATTATGCAAGTGGTATTAGGGGTTGGAGAATCGATGAATCGGGTGAAGCAGAATTTGAAAACGCTCATATTCGTGGTACATTGTCAACGGTTACATTTGAAAAACAATCTATCAATGCTGTAGGTGGTCAATTATGGATTGCTAACTCTTCCGCAATTAGTGGAAGCGCGGTTGGTATAAGCGAAACTACAATGAGTGTTGTTAATGCCTCTGGATTTACAGCCGATGAATATTTACTTACCAAAAAAGTTACACCGACTGGATTTAGCCAAGAAATAATGACAGTAATAAGTGCTTCAATTGATAATGTTGACACTGGTGCTGGTAGAATTATGGTTACAAGAGGAACGTCTGGATCGGCGGCCGCATATGATGAAGGTCAAGTATTGGTTTCAACTGGTAGATTGAATACTGGTTACATAAAATTAAATGCAAATCCAAGTGACGAATCCACGCCATATATTGATATTGTGGAACGAACTGGATCGGCGTATCCAGATTTCGAATTAAAGGCTAGACTTGGTGATCTTAGTGGATTATCTGCTGGTCTTGTTGGGGCAAATCCGGGATATGGATTATTCTCACAGAACGTATTTTTAACTGGAACGATTACGGCCAATGCTGGTAACATCGGTGGATTTGGAATATCGGGTGACGCTATGTACGGAAGTAATTTCTATCTTAGTGGCTCCGCAACAGGTAATGGATTTTTCCTTTCATCGTCAAATTTCAATATAAAAGCGAGCGGTGATATCACTGGTTCTGATGTATTATTTACTGGTGGAAAAATTGCCAATTGGGCAATTACCACTTCATCACTTTCAAATCAAAATGTTAGTTTAGTAGCATCCGATCAGGGTTATTCTGGTCTATTTATTGAAGATGATTATGCACAGGATATGGTAGTAGTTGCAGATAAGCCAATGTACATATTGGGTTCTGCCACCGACGAAGTTATCAATGATTCGTTTGAAGCTGATGCACCTGGAATATGGGGCACAGATGGATATCACATCGGAACTGGTGCGGCTCCATTGGGTGTTGTTAGTTGGTCACTAGCTGTCAACGGACCCATTTCACACTCCATAACACATAGGGATGGTGCAGCTTTTACAAAATATAATGCTGCTGTAACTGGATTAAAAACATTTGATATTGTATATCCGGGTAGGGATGCTCCAGCCGCGGCATTGTCACGTTCAATGGGTCAAACTTCAGCGTCATATAACACATTAAATAATTACGAATTTACCCAAATTGTTAGTGCTAGTTCACAAGCGAATCAAAATTGGATTGAGGGGAATGTTGTATCATTCGCATTTGTCGGTAAAATGTCGCATTCAATGGCGGGTATTGGATATGATAGGGCTTTTCAACAGCAAACATATAAAGTTGATTATTGGGACTCGGGCAGTTCACAATGGATAAAATTTATTCCAAAATCGACATCAGTTACTAGTGCTAAATATAATCTTGGGACAAGATACACATCAATTAAAGCTTCCAACCAATTGCCGGTAACAACCGATAAATTGAGAATAGTATTATCAGGATCGTTCAACAGAGATATTCAGCAGAAATCTGAGGAAGATTTGTATGCAGAAGTTAGGGCGGAAGTATTACAATTCTTCGGATTTTCTAGTCTAGCCCCAGATTCATTATTAACATTAAACGGTGGAGCAGGAACGGTTACTATTAAGGAAGCCAGAGTTGGTACTGAGATACAGGCGTGGAATCCTACAAGTGGACTTAATGAAAATGTTAAAGTTGGAACCATAGTTAAAGATTATTCTACCGATATATATACAATTAATCATTCTGGGGGTGCCGATTTAACATTAACTGGGCTTCATCAAGTAAGATTGATCGGTGGAACTTGGGCAAATGTAGAAGATATAACCGATTCCGATACTTTGGTTGATAATGCCGGAGCGCCAATTTCTATAACTTCCATTACTCCGAAAACGGATCAAATTGAGGTGTATAATGTTACATTATTGAATGACAAAGGTGAAATTTTAGATTATGGAGCTTATGCAAATGGTGTATTGGTATATAATGAAGCTAACCCATCAGTGCCCGACGAATCAAAAGTTGAAACGATAACCATTGGATCGGACGATTCAGCCAAATATCCATATACAGAAATTTCATTTGACAACTTTAGATTAGTACAAGATACGGCTAGAGTTGAAATGTCAAAAGATGGATTCTTGATGTATCAGTCTGAAGTATCATATATTAAAATGACACCTTCAGAATTTATTATCCGTACTCCATCCGATGGAACGATGGGAGTTGGAAATGCGGTTACTTCAAACTTGGCAACAACAAATACTGGTGTTTATGGTCAACTTGCGGCACCTTCATTACAACCATACGAAGCCGAACCCGCTGACATTGGAACGACTCCGTTTGCTGGTGGTATCAATGAATATTCAATGGGAAATCACCGACACGATCTAACATTTGATACATTGAATGTTGTTATTGGACAGGGGACAGTTAGTAATTTGGACGTTTTAAATTTAACGGTAAATGGTGGTGGAACTGGTTCATTTAATTTGACTGGTTCACTTCATGTAAACTCGAGTGCGGATTCATACTTTATTGGTGGTGGAAATGTTGGTATTGGAACTGCGACTCCAGCAAGATTACTACATATTAGAGGAGGAAACGACAATCAACTCGATATTGACAATGATGGTAGTACATACACAAGTGTTTATTTAAAAAATAATGGAACTCAAAAAGGAATATGGTGATGGGATAATTCTGCGGCAGAAATTATGTTTGGTGGAGGCGTTACTGGAGCAGAACTTAAATTAACAAGTGGAAATTCGGTGGTTGCTATGACTATTGATAGCTCTCAAAATGTGGGAATCGGGACACTCACTCCAGGTGCATTACTTCAAGTGCAAGGTGATGCAATATTCACAGGAACAGTAACGGCACAAGAATTTCATGCTGAATTTGTTTCATCTTCAATCATATATGAAAGTGGTTCAACTAAATTTGGTGATACAATGGATGATGTTCATTGGAGAACTGGTTC